CAACTGTTGGTCTCTATAACAATTCAAAAGAATTATTAGCAGTAGCAAAATTAGCACAACTCCTACCTCTATCAACAACTACTGATACTAATATAATTATTAATTTAGATGTTTAATTATGAAATGGATATATAAAGGCGATGAGATTACTTCAAAAGACGACATTCCAGATGATACCTATGGGTTTGTTTATAAAATCACACACACACCCTCTAAAAAATCATATTTAGGTAAAAAGGTTTTAATCTTCAACCGTAAGACTAAATTAACAAAGAAGGATTTATTAATGTATGAAGGTATGAAAGGTCGTAAACCTACATATAAAATAGTACAAAAAGAATCTGACTGGAAATCCTATTATGGCTCTAATAAGCCTTTACTAGAATTACTAAAATCCGAACCTTTAGAGAATTTTAAAAGGGAGATATTAATCTTAGGTACAACTAAAAAACTACTCACATATTATGAAACTCAAGCTTTATTTACTTATAGAGTCTTAGAGTATCCTGAAAAATATTATAACACTAATATTTTAGGTAAATTCTTTACTGGTGATTTTAATGTATAACATTTTAGGTAAATTCTTTGATATTTCTAAAAAAGACTTTGACTCCTAAAATATCCTTTATATATTACCGACATGGTAAATGAACTTTTAGTAAGTTTGGTTAATTCTATTTTAGGTCCTGGTAAAAGAACATCAAAGGGTAATCATTCCTATAATTGTCCTTTTTGTAATCACCATAAACCTAAATTAGAAGTTAATTTTACAGATAATAAAGAAGGTAATAATCCTTGGCATTGTTGGTCTTGTGATAAAAAAGGTAGAAAGTTAAGGAGTTTATTAAAACAACTTAAAGCTACGTCTGAACATTTTACCCAACTCTCAAAATTAGTTAAATCAGGTTATGAAGTTTTAGATGTAGAAATCGAAGAAACAATCTTAGAACTCCCTAAAGAATATAAAAATCTTATATGAAATAATGATATAATATCTAGACATGCCTTAACATATCTAAGAAAAAGAAATATAAGTCAAGATGATATATTAAAATATAATATGGGATATTGTGAATACGGTCCATATGCTGATAGGATAATAATACCTTCTTATGCCTCATCAGGTAAATTAAATTACTTTACATCCAGAACATTTAAAAAAGACACATTTCAAACATATAAAAATCCTGATACTTCTCGGAATATAATACCTTTTGAAATGTTTATAAATTGGGATTTACCTATCATATTATGCGAAGGCCCCTTTGATGCTATTGCAATTAAAAGAAATGCTATTCCTTTATTAGGGAAAAATATACAATCGAGTTTGATGAAAAAATTAATATCATCTAGAGTTAAAAAAATATATATAGCTTTAGATACAGATGCTCTTAAACAAGCTCTTAAATTCTGTGAAGAATTATTAAATGAAGGTAAAGAAGTTTACTTAGTAGAGTTACCTGGGAAAGACCCAAGTGAAATGGGGTTTGAATGTTTTACAAATCTAATACAAAAATCGATTCCATTAAATCAATTTACATTAATGGAAAAGAAAATAATGCTTATATGATAGAAGAAAATGTTAATGTTTTTAAGAAAAAAACAACTCGTTTAGTTGAAATAGATCAAAAAATGAAGAGAGTAACAATCATGGATAATAGATATTATTCAAGAAATGAAGAATATTACCCTTCAGTTACTAGTATTTTACAATATATGCCTAAAAATAAATTTTTTGAGACTTGGTTAAAAGATGTAGGGCATAATGCTGATATAATAATGAGAAAAGCTGGTAAAGAGGGAACTCAAGTCCATGAAGCTATTGAAAATTATTTATTAGGTGAAAAAATCACAATGTTAAATGAACAAGGATACTCAAATTATTCTACATTCGTTTGGAAGATGATTTTAAAATTCCATGATTTTTGGTCAAAATATAAACCAACATTATTAGAAACAGAAATTCATCTATACTCAGATAAATATAAATTTGCTGGTACCTGTGATATAATTGTAGAAATTGAAGGAGAAAGATGGTTATTAGATATTAAAACATCAAACTCATTACATACATCACATGAACTACAATTAGCGGCATATACTGAAGCCTGGAATGAATTATATGAGGAAAAAATAGATCGTATTGGTATTATATGGTTAAAATCATCTAAGAGAAAAGAAGATAAAACAGGTAAAAAAATTCAAGGTAAAGGGTGGGAGTTATATGAACCAACTAGATCAATTGAAGAAAATTTTAAATTATTTGAATATATCCATGCACTTTATAATTTAGAAAATCCAAACCCCAAACCAAACATTCAAGATTTTCCTACTGAAATCCAAATAAATATGTAAGGTATAATATTTATAAATAAAATAATGGTATCATTAGTTAAACTTTTAAAAGAGGTTTTAATAAAAGAAGGTGGAAATGTATTTAAAAATACAGAATATGACACTCAAAATATTTCCCTAAACAATATACAACCTACAGTAAATAAATTCGTTAAAGATTTAAGCTCTATATTCCCAGATAAATCCCAAGCTTTTAAAGACATAACTAATCGTAATAGTTGGTTAGGATCTACAGGTAGTAAACCTGAATCTGGAGATGTTGATTTAGCATTTTCTATAGAACATTTTTTTACTAATGGTAAACCTGATATTAAAGGGTGGAGAATTGATGAAGATGCATTTAATGCATTATATGAAAAAAACAGAAAAAGAGCAAGAACAGCAACTGATGAGCAAATTCAGGTAAAATCCATGGTTGAGCTTATAGTCCAAAAAATTAATAGTAGTGGAACAGATTTATTTTCAAGTGACAAAGCTTCAGGTGCGGGTTCAATTCATTTTTCATTCCCTCAATACACCCCAAGTAATGAAAAATTAGACTCATTTGCTCAGTTTGATTTAAACATAGGAGATATAGATTGGTTAAAATTTAGGTTTAACTCTGTTCTACCTAAGGACAATCCTCAAATTAAAGGGTTACATAGAGGACAATTAATGTTAGCTATGTTTGCAGTTACTGGATATACCTTTAAAAGTGGTAAAGGGTTTATACGTAAAGATACTCGTGAAATAATAGCTAGTAAACCCCAAGGTGCTATGGAAGTGTTTAATAAAGAATATAATCCATTACAACCTTTAACTTTAGATATATTAGGGGATTATAGTAAATTGATAGATTATATTAAAATGAATTTAAAATCTGAAGATAAAGATAAAATCCTAGATATGTTTAAAATGGCTTTAAAAAGAGCTGATGCTTATGTACCTGATAATATTTAATTAAAATGAGTGGAGCTGCTGGTGGGGTGACTATCAATAAAGAGGATTTAAAAGCAACAATTAGAGATTATAGAGAAAATGTCTTAAAGCCTTTAAATCTTGATAAATCTTATAATATAACAGGAATACGTCGTAGACCTGAAAAAATGGTCTTTGGTGATATTGATATTGTTTTATCATTCCCCCAAGGAGAGAAAAAACAACTTAAAAAGGATTTTGCTAATCACTTGGCACAGGTAGAGAAAATTCCTACTATGCCACATAAGAAAAATTTAAAATATTTTATACATGGCTCTATAGTTACTACCCTATACCCTATAGTAGGTAAAGAGGATCAGTATGTTCAAATCGATAACATAATAGCAGCATCAGAAGATGAAGGAAAATTTACATATAGTATGCTAGATTTACCAGCCCAAGAACAAGGGTTAGCATTAGGACTAGCTAAAGCTGTATTTACTGAGTTAAACCCAACCCAAGTAAATCAATTATTTAAAGATTTAAATATTCCTCAACCCATTGAAACACCTACTGAAGGTGAAGAATATGATTTCAATTTAAATACCTCTGAATTATCTTTAAGAATTGTTCCTATAGGTAAAAATGGTGGTAGAGAAATATGGAAGTCTTCTAAATTTAGTGATATTCAAACATTATTAAACTCATTAGGTGTTGATATTGAAAAGGATAAATTTGATACAATAATTCAAACCGTTAAAGGCTTTAAAAATAGAAGATCAATAGACAGACTTAAAGGTATGTTTGCTAGAAATATCAGGGTAGGAAGCGCTGAAGTTGGGAGAGATAAAGGTATGGCTAAACAACAATCCTTAGATAAAGTAGCGATGTTAGAAGAGAAATATGGTTTATTAGCTACAGAATTAATTAAACCCTTCCTAATGGAGAATATTGATAAACCATCAGTAGCAGTATTTCCAGGTAAATTTAAACCACCACATAAAGATCATCTTTCTCGAATATTAGCAGCATCACAATATGTAGGACCTGAAGGAAAAGTTCAAGTACTAATAGGCCCAAATCCTACAAAACAATCCCCAGACCAAGAAACAATTACATCCCTACAAAGTTTAGCTGTATTTAAATTATACAAAGCTAAAGGTATTTTACCTGATAATGTAGAGGTATCCATATCACAATACCCATCCCCAGTACTAGCTGCTTACAAAGAATTTGAAAAGAATTTAGATAAAAATGAGGATTCTCAAACCCCATACATAGCTGTATTCGGAAAGGAAGAAGCTAACAGATTCTCAGGTGTTTTAAAAATACCTAATGTGACTATTAACTCATTTCCTGAAGCTCAGATTGGGAATGAAAGTGCCACTAATTTAAGAGTAGCTTTAAAAAATGAAGAAGATATTTCTAAATTTCTTCCTAAGGGAATTACTTCTGAAGAATATAAACAAATCTTAGATAGGGTTTTAAATTTAAATGAATCCAAAAATAATAGAATATCATCAAAAACCTTAATATCTAATTTATTAGAGCAAGAAAATACTATTAAAGCTTTTTTTGGAGGTAATTTCAAACCACCCACAAAAACACATTTTAACGTTATTAAAAAGACTCTAGAAAACTACCCTGAAATAGATAAGATGTATATTGTTATAGGTGGGGGGTTAAAAGATAATATATCTTTAGATGAGTCTCTATCAATTTGGGAAATTTATAAAAAATACCTTCCAATAGATAAAATTGAAATTATTAAAGCTGAATCATCACCAATTAAATACGTTAAAAATTATATTAAAAATAATACAGACCATAAATCCTATATTATAATTGGGTCTAAAGATGATGGTGATCAAGAAATAAATAGTTTTATTAATGAAAAAGAATTATTTGATAATTATGGGGATTCTGTTGAAGTTAAAAATGTAGTAACTCCTGATGGAGTTAGTCAATCTAAAGCTAAAGAATTAGCCTCAACCTCCAAAGAACAATTTTTCCAAACTCTTCCTGAAGAATTAACAAATGAGGAAAAACAAACTATATTCAATTATCTCCAATCTGCTATTCAAGAAGGCGAGATAAAAAAAAATAAGTTAAATGATATTTTAACTACTAAAATAAAAGGTAAATTAAAAGGTAAATTAAAATTTATATTAAAAGCTCTAAAACAAGAAAATAAAGAAACTAAAGAGGCATTTAGTAAATTACTTAAATCTTCTCGAGGAGAAATTACTCTATCAGATGAGGATAAAAAAGAAATAGGAAATCAAATGAAAGATGTCCTTAAACTAGCAGGTTTAGGAGCAATTTCTATTATCCCTGGCGGTATTATTGCAGTTATTTTAATTAAATTATTTAAAGCTGAAGATCTTATTACTCCCTCTTCATTTAAAGTTAATGAAACCGGTTTAGAGATAGCTACTAAAAATATGGATGACTATAAAAAGTCAAACAACCCAACAGGTAAAAATCCTAGAGATCCTTACGGTATAGACCAATATTCTAGAGAGTTAATGACTGAGGAAGAATCATATGATACATTTGATTATAATACTCAAATTAAATCATTAACCGAGTTTATGTTAGACTTAGGTCTTAATATAAATCCTATCCCTGACGTTAAGTTTATTAATGATGATGTTGATAATGTTAATAATTTCTTTGGTAAAACAGCATATTATGATCCTCAATATAATAGAATAGTTTTATATACTCTAAATAGACATCCTAAAGATGTTATGAGATCATTTGCCCATGAGATGATACACCATCTTCAAAATTGTGAAGATAGATTAGGTGAAATTACCACTCAAAATACAAATGAAGATGACCATCTAGAACAGCTTGAGCGGGAAGCTTATGAAAAGGGTAATATATGCTTTAGGAATTGGACTGATAGTATATTAAATGAAGCAATTGTAGGTAATAAAATCGAATGTGATAATTGTGGTTGGAGTTGGAATATAGTAGATGGTGGAGATGATTTATATATATGTCATAAATGTGGTAATGATAACACTCCTCAACTAAATGAAGGTCGTTACGATACATTAGCAAATAAACTATCATCAATTGCATTTGAAGCATTTAAAGATATCCACGATAGAGGTGATAAGGAAGGTGAATTTTCATTTAGAGTAGACCACCCAGATGATGAGCATGACATCCCATCTAAAGATTTTACCTTTGATTTTGAAGGTGAAGTAGAAATTACAGATAATGAATATTCTGTAGATGGTGGTGCAAATGCAGGATTTGCAGATGATGGAACTGAAGTTACTCCCCTATTATCAGTTAAATTTAAAATACCTAAAAATCCAAACACTACAAACCCACCTACATGGGAAACCATATCATTTGATATTAAAGATGTTGTTAGGCATGAGCTTGAACATCTAACCCAAGATGGTGAAAATGAACGTCCTGGTAAATACATGGAAGATGATCAATTATTAAGAGATTTAATTGACGCCAAGATGTTATCCAAATCACAATATTTTAAATTAGAAAAAGAAATAGATGCTATGCTTCAAGGTTTATATTTTAAAGCTAAAAAATCTAAACGCCCCTTTAGTGATGTTATAAATGATTATTTAAATATATTTACTAATAAGGAATCAATTACATTAGAAGAAAAAGAAGAAATCCTAGATATTTGGAGATCTAGAGCTATATCATTATCTTTACCCAAAATAGATTAATCATTAGGTTTACTATATGTTAAAAAAAGAATTTAAAAAACACGATGTTGAAAGATTAAGAAACCTTATTAAAGGTCAATCAAATAATAGAACATCTCAAGGTGTAGGATATACCAAATCACTATCAGATGATCATGAAGAAGGTGATATATGGGAAGAAAATGGGAGAACTTGGATTATTAAGGATGGTATCAAAGAAAACATTACTAAATTAGATAAATTCAAACAGACTACAGTTCCCTTATTTTGCCCTAAATGTAAAAATATTATGGATAAGCAATTAGATGCTAACTATTATAAATCTTATGGGGAATGTTTAGATTGTAGAGCTAAGTTTGAAACTAAACATAAATTAGCCGGAACTTGGGATAATTATATTAAGGAAACATTTAATAGTGAAGTAGATCACTTAATAGAAGAATATAAAACATACTACTATGAACAAATATATGAAAGTACTAAAGGATATGTCACTGAATCTGGTGAAGTAGAGCAATGGTTAGGTAGTATAGATGAAGGTAGAGCCCAAGAATCACTTAGTAGTGTAGTAGAATATTTAGAGGGACTAAAGAAATAATATTTATAACAAAATAATCATGAAAGATAACTTTGACCCACATAAATGGTTTAAGAAGCAATACTTAAATGAAGGAGATACACTAGATGAGGGTAACTTAGATGGTATAGATTATTTAAAAGGAGATGATGTTGAACAAACTATTAAAGCTAATATACTTAAATCCTTTAAAGCTATTGAACAATATCAAAACAATTTATCCCCAATGGGAGATGAAGTTGAACTTGATTATAGTGAGGTTAAAATGTTTTTAAAGGAAACTTGGAAAGCTTTTGATAACATAGATATTTCATCACTAGACCCTGAATCTTAAAAAACATATATATTTAAAATAAAACAAAAATGAAAGATAATTTTGATCTAAAAAAATTCTTAAAAGAGAATAAAACTATTGAAAACTCTAATAAGTATTTATCTAACTCTCTTACAGAAGATGAGAAAAAAGATGAATTAAAATCTAAAATCAGAGAAATCATCCTTAAGGAAATGGAAGATATGGACTATTCTATTGAAGAGGACATATATGAAGCTAAAGATGATGAAAAAGAAGAAGTTGAAACTGAAGAAACTGAAGATGTTGAAGTGGATGAAGAAGAAATTGATGTAGTTGATTCTGAAGAATTTGAAGATATGCCCAAAGAAGAAGCTAGTGAGGGAGGTGATATAATGGATCATTTAGAGGCAGCAATGGAAGCAGCTCGCTCTCTTGGAGATGAAAAACTTATTGACCAACTAGGAAACACTATTACTTTCTACACTAGGCAACATATTGCTAAATAATGTCTCTTCCTAATAATATATCACCTTCAGAATATAATATTATAGTAGGTAAATATATGAGTAGTTTTCTAGCAGATAAAAAGACTTGGATTGAAAATTATGGTTTGGAAAAGGCTAACTATGTAATGTATAAAACTGCTGTTAAGAAAGCTAAAGAAGAATCTGAATCTAAAAATATAGAAGAACCAAATGACTAAGGAAGAACTCAAAGTAAAAATTAAATCATTAGCTAAAACAGCTTACTCTAGTCGTTTTAAAGCAGAATCCTCTGCTGTAGAATATGATGAACTAACAAAATTCCCAGAATTAAAAAACATCATAATAGATTTATTAACAAGCGATTTTGATAGTTTTATTGCTAGTATAGACTGGGTATCTCCAAGACCAACAACATTTAGAATTAACCTTAAAAATGACTTCTATTTTTATTTAATATATAATACAAGTGGTTGGGGGGCTCAAGTTGAGGGGAAAAAATATTATTTACTTAATTTACCTGAAGAAGAAAGAGCAGCAAATGCTATTTCTAGAATGTTAAAATATGGAGTTAAGGAAGAAGATAATGTAGATGAATTTGGAGAAACACCCCCAGAAGAACCATCTATAGAAGAAACCCCACCACAAGAGCCAGAAGTATAATGGATGTTTTAGAAAAATTTTTATATAGTATAGCTTATAAGTTTCCTAAAGGGTACCCTGATATGGATGATCCTAAAGATAAAATTATACTTGAAAATGAATTTACTAAAATAGGAATAATCTTAAATGAAATTTTATCTCCTAATGCTCAGCAAGTTGTAGATATTTTAAAAAATGAATTCGATTTAAAAGATAATAATTTTTTAAACATCTCTTCTACAAGTTTCAAGGTTTTGATGGATGATAATGAGCGAAGGGATTTCCTAAAAAAAGCATCAGAATTAGATGATTTTGAATTTGAGTTAAAAGGAACATCATCTGTAGGGAGGCTTAAATACCATCCTGAGGGGCAAAATAAACCTATCTTAATTTATGTTAAACCCTCCAACGTTCAAGGTTTAGGATCAGCTGGTAAACAAAATGAAGATAATTTCATTAGAAATATTAATGAAAAAATAGAAGAGGCTGGTGGAGTGGTAGATATTGATATCATTGCTCCAAACTCTGAAACACTTGTTACTAAAGGTGTAACTGAAGTAAGAGATTCTTCTAAAGCTGGTGCAGGTAAAGGAGCTAAATCAGACGCTCAATTCCTATCCAATGGAAAAATAGTTCAAAATATTTCTTTAAAAAAAGAAGAAGGATTTAGATGGGCCACAGTTCGCTCAGACTCTTCTTTCATTCCTTTTATAAAAACATTTATGGAAAGAACCTTAAATGGAGAAATTAAAGGGTTAAAACTTAAACAAAACCTAGAGGCCTCCGGAGAAAAATATTTAATGTATAATGATAAGGGGGAAAGAATAACTATGATTGTAATAGATGATTTTCCTGAAGGATTTGAAGAAAGAGTAATATTTGGGTCTGAAACCCCAAAACCAATAGTCATAGGAGGAACATTCAGTAAAGACGATAAAGATTTTAAACTAAATAATAACAAAATTACTATTCAAGCTGCTAAAATTTATAGAGATCTACAAAATATTAAAGATACAGGGCAAGAGCCTGTATTTATAATAGCCCAGCATGTTAATATGCCTAATGGGTTAGATTTCCGTTTATACCCTGCAGATAAAACTAAACTAGGCCCTAGATCCAAAGGTATTAAACTATCTTACAATGATATAATGTAAAATACATAACATGAAAAAATCAGAATTAAAACAGTTTATTATATCTAAAATAACAAAAACATTTAATGAATCTAAAAAGAAAGATTGTAACTGCGGTTGCAATACTTGCGAAACAAAATCAACATTAATGCTCAACGAAAGTTTAGCTCCACGTGATATACTGTCTGAGGGTTTAAAGCACCATATGGACGCTAATAAACCGCTAACAGAACACTTATATCGTGCTGGTTCGGATAGTTACTTTAACTTATGGGCTGAAGCTCGTTCTTTATACTCTCGTAATATTTTAGAGATTACTCATGAAGATGATTTAGCTGTTCTAACAGAAACAGATTTAGGTCATTACGGTGTGTTTGAAGGTAAAAAAGTGCCTTTAGATTTTCCTATGTTAGACGAACAAGGCGTAGATACGGCCTGGGAAGATGAAGAAGGTAACAAAGTAACCCTACAGGATATTTTAGATATGACTAAAAATGTTCCTCAAAAAGATTACCCAACAAAAAAATTAGCTAAAGTAGTATTAAACTGGGATGATAATCCTGAAGAAGTTGAAAGAATAGATCAAGTAGAAATTTCTAAACAATACCCTATTTTAATAATGGTGGATGAAGCTGGAAAAATTCAATGGATTTTAGATGGTAATCATAGAGCACAAAAAGCATTAAGGTCTAAAGCAGAAACTATTCCAGCTAAATTGATAAAGCCTTCAATGTTAGATGCAAAAGCTAAAAAAGTTTTATTAGGGGTTGTTGATTTAAGCGAAGCTAAAAAGCTAACCTACAATGATTTAGAAAAATCATTAGAAGAAGTTACTCGTTATAGTGGTTTCAATAGAAACCCAGAAGATCCAGATTCCGAACCATTTAAACCAACAAAATCAGTATCGGAATTTACAGAAGATTTAAGAGCATTATTTGGTAAATTTAAAGGTGATTTAAAAAATCCTGAATTTATAAAAGGAGTAGCTCAAGTAATGGTTAATTGGAAACCACTTTTAAGAAGTCAATTAGACGAAGCTAAAAAGAAAAAAGCTAAGAAAAACAATAAAAAATTAAATAAACCAATGCGTGACTCTTCAGGAGGTAAAGCATATAAGGTTTATGTTAAAGATCCCAAAACCGGAAATATCAAAACAGTACGTTTTGGTTCAGGTGGTTTAAAAGCAAAAATTAACAATAAAGAAGCACGTAACGCATTCGCGGCACGTCATAAATGCTCAACTAAAAAAGACAAAACAAAGGCAGGATATTGGAGTTGTAGATTACCTCGATATGCTAAACTACTTGGATTAAAATCATCTTTTTCAGGATTTTGGTAATAAAATAATATAATATGGGACCTATAGAAAAATATTTAGAAAAACTTGAATCTAAAAGAACATTAAAAGAAGATTCAACTATTATATCTCCAAAAGTTCAAGCATTTTTGGATGAATGTAATCGTTTAAGTATGATTTTACAAGATGACGAGTTATTTGAAAAAGAAAGACAAAAATAATAAATGGATAGACTTCAACAAATAATACAAGAAGTTCTACAAGAGGAAAAAAGCAAACGTGATAGATGCTTACGCATCGCTGATCGTAAATTTGATAAACCTTCCGCTTATAAATCTGGTGCTGTAGTTAGATGCCGTAAAGGAGATATTTGGAAAGGCATTAAAGAAACAGATGATCCACAGTCAGGTAAAGCTGCCCCTTATGGATCCGGATTTGCTAAAGTTACAGAAGAACAACTTCTTGAAAAAGTTAAAGAAACTCTCCGCACTTGGTTTGCACGTAAAGGTGAACCTGGTAAAAAAGGTGGATGGGTAGATTGTAATACTTGTCGTGAAGTAGATGGCAAAACAAAATGTAAAGCATGTGGTAGAGAAAAAGGAGAAAAACGTTCAAAATACCCTTCATGTCGTCCTACAGCAGCACAATGTAAAACACCTGGAAAAGGTACAAAATGGGGAAAAACAAAATGACTCCATACACAGACATAGAAGTTACAGACAAATATATTATTCGTGAATTTAACGAAAATATAGACCCAATAGAACTGTTATGGCATCGTGATGATGAATCTAGAACAATTGAAATTCTTGAGGATACAGATTGGCAATTACAATTAGAAAATTGCTTGCCTACCTCACTAAAAGAACGTATATTTATACCAAGACACGAATGGCATAGAGTCATTAAAGGAACAGGAACATTAAAGTTAAAGATACATAAATCATGAAATTAGATAATTTAAGACAATTAGTTAAAGAAGAACTTTATAAAATATTAAACGAAGATAAGCAAATCACTGATCCTAAAGCTGAAAAAGATGCTGAATTAGGATTAAAAAAAGCTCTTGCTATTTTAAAAGCTGAAGCAAATAATATCAAACCTTCCCCACAAGATAAAGAAATTAAAGAAGGAGTAGCATTAACTGTTGGATTAATAGCAGGAGCTCCTGGATTAATACATGCTTTAGGTAAAGGAGTTAATTGGGTTTCTTCATTCTTTCAAAAAGATGAAAAAAAAGGAACAGTTGTTAGAAATGCTCTTAAAAAATGGGGACATGAATTAGAGGAAGCATATTTAGGGATTATTGGAGATATGCTTTTAAAAGCATTCCCAACAACATATACAGGCCAATCTATTAAAGATAAATCATCAGCTTTATATGATGCCGCTCATGGAATATATGCTAGTGTTTTAGTAGCAGCTGCAATATCTAGCGGAATGGGAGCAGTTGAAGCCCATAATACTATAATATCAGGTCTAGAGGGTGGATTAGCAGCATTTAAAGGATCAGAAGTAGTAGGATTAGCAACCAAAATTGCATCAGCCTAAAATAAAATTAAATATGTATAATAAAATAAAATAAAATGAATAACGAATTTTTACACATGCAAAAACTAGCTGGTATTATCACAGAAGGTGAATACAAAGCTAAATTAAATGAAAATTTAGAAGATCTTGAAAAAAAGGTATTTGATTTTTTTAATTCTCCAAAATCTAATGCTTTAGTAGATAAAATAGTTAATCAACTAGACGATAAAGAAAAAGCAAAAATAACATCAATAACAGGAGGAATAAAAGAATCTACATCTGACGAATTTTCCCAATTTAAAAATATAGTAGATAAAATTAGCGAAAATTTAGAGGAAATACAATCCCCATATAGTAAAGATTTTGAACCTAATAATATAGATAAAGCTGTAGGAAAAGTACTATCAGGAGTAGGATCTACTAGCCTTATGAGTATGGGAACATTACCTATTTTGACTGCAATGGCTGTAGATTATATTGGAGGGACTAATATTATTGATACTGTAGGTCAAGCTATAGGAAGTGGTAGTGGTGCTGCTGTTTTAGCAACATTAGCCGGATTAATTGGTGGTGGAATATTATGGATATTAGGTAAAAGATTACAAGGTAAAAAAGGTAGTCTTGATAATGAACCCATTGCATGATTGATAAAAATACATAAACAATGAAATTAGATAACTTAAGACAATTATTAATATATTTATAATAAAATCTAAAATAAAATGACGCAAGAACAACTCAGAATGCAAATGTTAGCAGGTATTATTACAGAAGGAGAATATAAAACAGGATTAAATGAAAATACTCAAGCAGCGGTTGATAAATGGGCAGAAGGATATTTAAAAGGAACTACATTAACTAGTAATTATGACTATGAAAAGTATGGGTCACAAGACAACCCAGAAAAAGTAAAATATGTAATAGATGGTGCTTTTAAAAAAGATATGTTAGATGTTAAGTATTCATATAATGCGAAAATAATGCATATACCTTATAAAGTCATTGAAGCTCTTGGGAAAGAAATGGGGAATGTAGAACCTTATAAAGTCATTGAAGCTCTTATAGATTATTTAAAAAGAAAAGGATACAAACAACAATTAGAAACTGATTATAGCCGATCAGGATTACAAGTAGGTGAAATGGGCCATGTATTTTTTCATAACCCAATTACAGAAGGAGAATATAATAACTTAAAATGAAGCTAAATAAATAAGCTAAACATCTAACCCGATTCATAGCCGGGTGACTTAAATAATAAAATTAGAGATCTGTGGCCTCCCTTTGGGAGGTCACTTTTTTTTCGTATATTAAACTTATAAAATAAATAATGGAAAAACGAATAGTAATAGTAGGAGCAGGGGTTGCGGGTGTTAATGCTGCAACAAAGTTAGTGGATAATGGATATCCTGGAGAATTAATTACAATCATTGATATGGGTAAAGATCCATATAATCGTTTACCTGAGGAGGTAATGACAGGATTTTTAGGTGCTGGAGGATGGAGTGATGGTAAATTAACTTATCACACAGCAATTGGAGGTCAATTATCAAAATATACAGGTGAGGATAAAGCAATGGAATTGATGGATCAAGTCATTACCAATTTTAAACGTTTCCACCCTAAACCAGAGGAAGTTCATTGTTCAAATCCAACAGCAGAACCTGATTTTATTAAACCATACTTTGGATTAAGATTATTTCCGGTATGGCATATTGGTACAGATTATCTATCTGAAATTGCTAAAAATTGGTATGATTATCTAGTGTCTAAAGGTGTAGATTTTGTTTGGGAAACTAAAGTAACCAGTATTGATTTTGAAGAACAAATTGTAAAATTTGAAGATGGTTATGAACCATTAATAGAAGGGTTAAAATATGATGAACTTATATTCGCTGTAGGTAAATCAGGTATTGACTTTGCTCAACAATTAGCAAACAAATACGAATTACCAGATGAACCTAAACCAGTACAAATTGGTGTTCGATTTGAGGCACCACAAAAACACTTCCAAAAATTAATTGATATTTCATACGACTTTAAATTATATAGAAAATTTGATGATAAAGGAGTATCTTTACGTTCATTCTGTACAAATAATAATGCTGCTTATGTTGCTGTAGAGGAAACATATGGTGATCATTCATATAATGGACATGCTAAAAAAGATGAGGCATTTAGAAATGATATGACCAATTTTGGTATATTAATGGAAGTTCAAGGTATTGATAAACCATTTGATTGGTCTAGAGAATTAGTATCTAAAGTAAATGCTCACGGAACAGGGTTATATTATAGCCCTTCCCGTAAACCATCAACAACTTCTGAAGGTGTAGATGTAAGTGCTCACCAAATAGATTGGATGGGATTACAGGTAGTATCTGAAGCATTTGGGGGATATTTTGAATATATCACAGATTTTATAGGTGATATGAAGAAAGTATTTCCAACATTAGGAGATGATTGGGGGATTTATGTGCCTGAAGTTAAATATTTGTCACCTGAAGTTAAAGTAAATTATAAAGATTTATCTTTAACTAAATACCCGAACGTACATTTCGTTGGAGACGCTTTATCTGCTCGAGGTATTACGGTTAGTGGGGCACAAGCGATTTACACCGTTGAAGGTATCTTAAGCGACATGGTAAATTCACATAATTGGGTTAATATTTTAGAATTATAATATTTATAACAAAATTAACCTATGGCTCGAATAGTATTTCTTAGTTGTACTAAATCTAAATTTGACAAAAGATCAGAAGCTCAAGAATTATACTCAGCTTCACCAATGTTTAGAAAAACTTTAGAATATGGTAAATCCCTTAAACCTAATAAAATGTATATTCTATCAGCTAAACATCATTTAACTCCATTAACTAAAATGTTAGAGCCTTATGATTTAACTCTTAAGGAAATGAGTAAGGCTGAAAAAGATACATGGGGAGAAGTAACTATAGGTCAAATAAAAGCTAATGGGATTAATCCTGAAACAGATACTTTTATATTCTTAGCAGGAACTGAATATATAAAGCCATTAACAAAATACATACCAGAATCAAACATAGAAGAACCTATGAAAGGAAAAAGATTTGGGGAACGGTTGCAGTGGTTAAATAACCAAATTAAAAAAATTAGTGAAGTTTTTAAACAAATTAAAAATATGATATATGAAGCTTACAAACGAAAATCTAAATAAATATATTAATCTATATCTAAATGATGTAGATGATTATGGTATAGAAACTGAATTTCTCTTAGCAGAATCTGTATTATCCCCCATTAAAGGATTATTAACTGAATCAAAAGGTGATTGCCGTCTTATGTTAGAATCTCAATTAGAGAATTCTTCATCATATGAAAGAGAAGTTATAGAAGACTTTATGCTTTATATAGAAAATATATAAAAGTTTGGTTTATGTAAAAAGAATAGTTATATTTAAAATATGAGAATAGGTTTTACTGGAACAATGAGTGTAGGAAAGACTACATTAGTTAATGCGTTAAAAGAACTTCCTGAATTTAAAGATTATAAATTTAAAACAGAACGTTCAAAATATCTTAGGGATTTAGGTATTCCTTTAAATACTGATAGCACTATAAAAGGTCAAATTGTATTCATGGCTGAAAGAGCATCAGAGTTATTTCATCCAAATATTATTACTGATCGAACTATTATTGATGTTATAGCTTTCACTAAACTATCACCAACAATAAAAGATAGTTCTAAAATAAAATTTACTAAATTAGCTTCACAACTAATAGAAGAATATGATTATATATTCTACATATCTCCTGATGGGGTTGAATTAGAGGATAATGGAGTTAGGACAACTGATTCCGGATATAGGGATAAGATTGATGAGGAAATTCAAGACGTTATATATAATCATGAAGATTTAATTAAAAATTTAATTGAGCTAAATGGTTCTGTTGAAGAACGTATTAAGAAGGTAAAACAATTCCTTTCCCTATAATATTTATAAATAAAAATAAACATGAAAAAAACACGTATAATCCAAATTATCCGAGAGGAAATTGAGAGGGTAATGAATGAAACCCCTATCCATGAGGAGGATATAAATGAAATGGCTACCTTTTATAAAATTAAGGGTGATAAAGATACTGCTAAAGCTGCTTTAAAAACAGCAAAAGAAAAATATAAAGAAGGAACAGCTTTATATAATACCTTAGATACTCTTGAAAAAAAAGGTGAAATTGATTATAAAGCACTATCTCAAGAAACTGGAAAAGACATTGCTTCATATAATAACCCTAAATCTAGAGGAGTACTTGAGAAAGATTTAGCAGATTTTATTGAGTTTGAAGCTAGTAAACGAGGTAGAACATCAGATCCAAACAAACCAAAATCAGAAAAAAAAGCAGGAGGAAAAAAAGGTCGACCTTCAACAGGAACCGCTCCTAAAAAGAAAAAATTATCTTCTACTTCAAAATTAGAAAAAAAATATTACGTTGATCCAGAAGATGGGGGCCCATCAAATAAAGAATTAAAAAATCTTTCAAAATCTGGAATTGAAGATACTTCAATGTCTTTATTACAACAACAAGAAAAAAGAAAAATGCTTAAAGCTGCGCTTAAAGATTTGGAAAAACAAGGTATAGTAGATAAAGCTAATAGAGTGTTAGATAAAGAGGCTTTTACCAAAGAAATGAAAGTAATTCAAGCTGATATAGCGAAGAAATTAAAAGATATAAAATAATTTGAAAAGTTTCTTTAAAGATATAAAAACATTATTAATTTTAATTTTAATATTAATAGTATTATTCTTAAGATTCTGCTCAACAACAAATCCCCCACTATTACCCAACCCAGACCCTCCAGTAGTAGTAAGGATAGAAACTAAATGGGACACTATCACTAGGATAGTGCCTATTTATACTCCTAAATGGGAAACTAAGACTGAATATAGAGATACTACTATATATAAAGATGTAGATACCTCAGAAATTTTAAAAGATTACTTTGCTACCTACATCTACTTTGATACATTATATAATGATAGTATTACTATAAGAATTAAGGATTCAATATCTCAAAATAAAATAAAAAATAGAATTATAGAATATGATCTTCTTTATCCAACTATCACAATCACACGTGATTCAATTGTAAGAAGAAGAGGATTTTACGCTGGGGTTGGAGTAGGAGGAACAAGAAATGAATTTAATTACATTGGTGGTGAAATATTATATGTAAATAAAAAGAAACTAGCATTAGGTATTGGAGTTGGAGTAAATCAAGAATTCCAACCAACATTTATTGGTAAGTTATATTGGAAACTAGGAAAATAATCTAAGTGGATACAAATATAAAAAATATAATCCGAGAGGAGTTTGTAAAATGTGCGAAAGACCCAGTACATTTTATGAAAAAATATTGCTATATTCAACATCCACAAAGAGGCAGAATCCAATTCAATTTATATAATTTTCAAGAAAAAGTATTAACTCTATTTCAAGATAATCCCTACAACATAGTACTTAAATCTCGTCAATTAGGTCTTTCGACATTAAGCGCTGGTTATGCCTTATGGTTGATGATATTTCATGAGAATAAAAATGTATTAGCATTAGCGACTACTCAAGCAACTGCACGTAACTTAGTAGCAAAAGTCCAATTTATGTTTGAAAATTTACCTTCTTGGTTGAAAGTAGATTCTTTAGAGAATAATAAGCTATCTTTAAGACTTAAGAATGGATCAAAAATACAAGCAAAATCCTCAAATAGTGATGCTGCACGTTCAGAAGCCGTTTCATTATTGATTATTGATGAAGCTGCTTTTATTGATAATATTAAAGAAACATGGGGTTCTGCACAACAAACTCTAGCTACTGGAGGTGGAGCCATAATCTTATCAACCCCATATGGTACTGGAAACTGGTTTCATCAAATGTGGGAAGCTGCTGAGGATGGGATAGATGATGGGAATGATTTTATTCCAATCAAACTTCCATGGCATGTTCATCCTGAAAGAGACCAAGCATGGAGAGATAGGCAAGATATATTATTAGGAGATCCTCGATTAGCAGCCCAAGAGTGTGATTGTGATTTTAGCACATCAGGT